AAGTCATCCGGGTACTCAATTTCATATCAAAATTCTTCGCATCATGTGAGCATGTTTTTGGAAAGGGTTCCTATTTTTTGGAACGAAATTGGGGGGAAGGGGTATAATTTTGTTTTGAAATTAAGAAAGGGTATCAGCCACCGTCTTATCTTCCCGAACCTCGATGAAGACTGGTAGAAACAGGGACTTGGCTCCGGTCTTCTTGTCCGTGATGATGGCGTTGTACTTGATGGCCGCAATTTTGCCCACAAATTCGGTTGGGTCTAGTGACCGCTCCTCGTCACTCAAGCCTGTACCGACTGCTGATGCCACCTTGCCGTCAGCCGACTCGACCAGGAGTGACCCTATTTTGCCCTCAAATTTGCCAGACCCGGGGAGGAACCCAGTAACACGCAAGTCCGCCTCGAGCTCGGCCTTCATCTTGACCTGGTGCTTGACCCGCTTGTCCTCCCACGGGCCCATGGGGTCCTTGAGGATGATGCCTTCCTCGTCCATGACCATATGGTGACGGTAAATCTCCTGAGCCTCCTCCATGCTTTTCACGTCGAGCCAGGTCTGGACAAGCGTGATTGTCCGTGGCCGTTCGCTCTTCAGGATGCCAGACAGGTGTTTGAACCGCTCCACGTATCCCCTGTCGTACTTGGACTTGCGGAAGTATTCGAGTGGAATGAAGTCCCAGACCTTGGCGTGGATGTGCCGCCCCTCATCAGCCTTTCCGGTCCCCTTCTGGAACTTGGTCAGGATCCCGTTGCCCGTCTTGCGGTCGTTGACGGCAACAAGCAGCTCACCGTCATACACGCCGTTGGGCAGTTTCTGGAAGTCCGCCTCGATCGGGAGACCCTCGAAGTCCAGTGCCTTGCCTGCGCGGCTCGTGAAGGCGACTTGACCGTCACGCACGTGGGCGTTGAAGCGCATGCCGTCCATCTTGGTCTGGGCGATACACGGGAACTTTATTTTCGTTTTGTCATTGAGGGGGCTGACCAGCATACACGGGTAGCTGAGCTTGAGGTCTTCGGGCCAGATCTTTTCGGCCGTCGCATCGCTCACGCCGCACTTGAGGTTCCGTCCGATGACTCGGCGAACCACCTCTTGGTCATCAGGGGTGAGGAGACCGAGCAGTTGCGCCAACCACTTGGTCGCGTCATTGCCGCGGATCTTGCGACTGGCGAGCGACTCGACCATGGACGCGAACGCCACTTGGAGGTTCGTGCGGTACCCAGTGTTGCCCGGCGGCGGGGGGTCAGGTGTAGGCACTTTTTTGATGTAAAAGTTGACCATGGGGTCAAGGGCCAACTGGAATGCCCGCAAAAGGTCAGGGTTCCCTGAATTTTGTTTCAAAATTGCTTCCTTCTCGAGCCGACTGCTGGTCGCCTCGAGACGGTTGAGGATGGAGAGGACGGTAGCCATGGTGTTTGTCTTTGGTCTGGTTCTGTAAGACGGGTCTCTAGGGCTTGGTCCGGACAGGACACGTTTTATTAGTCCACGTCCACGTCATCGATCAATTTCAACTCAAATTCTATAACCACATCGAGGATATCGTGAAGAAGCACGACATTCTCGAGGAGTGCGTTCCAGCGTTCGGAGGTCTCGGCCACGTCCATCTTGTCCTGGACACGGGAGATGTGTTGGAGAATCACTGCACTTGGTGACATTTTGGTCTTGGTCAGGTCTCAGTTGGTGCCTCTCTGCCTTTGGGAGGACACGTTTACTTGGCGGTTCACACGCTTCCGCTTCACTGACCGAATGACGCGGGTCGGGAACTTGGCGTTCAATTTACTGATGAAATTCTTATAGTTGTTTGAGTTCTTGTTGATTACGTAACCACCATAATTGGCGAGTTTTGGGAGTTCATTCATAGCCTCGTTTCTCGTGTTTTGAGCCAAGGCGAACCTGTACCACATGGATGGTAAAGGTCTTGCAAACTTGTTTCGTAGAGATGTTCGAAACCGAGCCCACGTGCCGTTCTTGGCGGATTTGTTGGGAATACGGTATCCAGCTTGTTCCAGGTTACTCACGACCTGAAGGGCGTTTTTATAGTTCGTGCTGTGTCGGACAATGGCGTTAAGCGTCGCCGAGTTGATGTTTACACGTTTTCCTTCGTGTGTGCGAAGTGCGGCTTTGACGGCGGGTGGGGCGTTGATTTGGTTGACTTTTTGACCCACGTTCGGATTATTGGATGTCAAATTTGCTATAGTATTCTCAATGTTCTTGGTGACGGGCCTATAGACTCGGCGACAACTCGGGGCAATGGCATCCACGTAGGAACTCCGAGAATACATGATAACATCAAACCCACCGTGCACGCCTTGGTAGTTTGGTCCCCAACTCCGTATGAGGTTGGAGTTGGTGAAAAAGTCCTCAACTTCGGTTTGAATCCACCAATTACATGCGTGAAGCGTGTTCGGTTTCGCCGAGTCGAAAACGTACCCTTTAGAACCTTTGCGTATGCACGTCCAAACGTGTCCACTCGTAAATGCCCTGTTAAATAATACAAACAAGGCACCAGAAAGCCGCCACGGCCCCTTTTCGAGGGGCATATCGTATGGATCCACTTTGCGATACATGAAAAACTTATAGTTTCGGTTTGCGGGAGGCCCTCTGTACGCTGTTATGCCTTTCCAGTCGAGCATTATGTATTCACCCTGCTTGAACCCGATGTGTCGAAGGAGTTTCGGGATCTCGTATCGGGGTGTGCCTCCTGCAGTCACTGGTTTGTTTGCGAGTGCCGGGTTGTTCCATTTCACGCGCGAAACGAGATTCGCGTTCCGCTCGTGCTTACGCCAAAGCCGTCCTGGACCACCGATCGAACACATGTATTGGTCTAGAAACTTCCAGAAATACACGGAATTGATGGTCGTGAGACTCTTGAGACGGGGCGGACACGGTGCGTTGATGTTCGACTCGAACCACGCCTTGTATGTTGGTGTCATATTCTTGTAAACGTCCTGAAGCTTGGCCCAAAGGATCTTGAACCCGTCATCTGTCATCAAGAACAGGTTCAGGGACGAGTGGAACCAACACGTCCCACCCGTTTGAGCAAGACCCAAGTTGTTCATTTCCTATTACACTGTAACATTTTTAGTCACTTCCGCACCCGTGCATCGGGCAATAATACGGGTCTTGACACGCATGGTTCCACAGGTCGTACAGCTCATTCGCCACCGTCTTGTCACACCTCTGCCATGCTTCACGTGCGTTCTTGTACAGCGTCGCCTCTGTCGGCGACCGTTCCCAGTGCGTGGGAGGCTCTTCACCCGGGAGAGCCTTCCAGACACTGATATGAGGCTGGATACGCCAACCGCAAATCATACCGAGTCTATTGTTTCTGTTTTTCTGATAGGTCACGCGGTTCTGGACCTCTTGGACGTATTGCTTCGTGAACCACGTCTCGAGTGTCATCTTTGGTTAGTATGGTAAGACCTTCTCTTGTACATACGTGGGCTCGACAGGGCACGAATTTAGGTTCGGACAGGATTGACACCTCCGAATTTTAGGAAAGAATTGTTCAATTATTTCCCATGGCGGTCGACCTTTGAAGTACCAGTACCTGAGTGCCATCTTAGTGTCTACGCGGAAATTCTCTTTAGTCAAAGATCTTGTATGAACACTTGAGTGAATCATTAGCCTCTATTGCACGCCTTTCGTTTCCATATATCTTTATAAGGTCAGGGAGTTCATGACCGGGTGTATCACACAAGCTCTTCACAGATTTTGGAGGGTCCCACCCGTTCGAGTGAGAGTGCTTATATGGTCCATCCTCTGAATTTAAAGTATAAATTGTCTTCATTTCTTCGGGTGACATCTTGGTCTGTATGACAACTTGGGCCGCGACATCTTGTGTCAGATACCTGAGGTCAGGTATTTTCTGAGTGTCCACACCTTTTGCTTTTACGTCAGCTATGTACTCGTCTATCGTCTCAAAGTCTTGGGTCCTGTTGAACTCATCCCTCCACTCGCGTATAAACTTGGCGTCCGGGACAGAGGCAAAGAACCAGTTTGCAAGTACAGGGTGGTTCGGGTTCGTTTGGTCTCTGTCGTTTCTATAAATAAATACTTCGAACCCCTTGGATTTTTGCTCATCTATGATCCAGTTGTGAGACCGCTTTGCAACGACCGACGCGTCGGACCATATACCGCCATACTTGGCCACGAGATGAACCCGTACAAAGTCGGAGACTCTCTGGATAAAGTTCGTGTGTTTGAACTTTGTAAAGTCTGTACCTGGAAGGTACTCTCCGATGTTGCTTGGAGTCACCAATTTTATTTCAAAATCAGGACTATACTTTTTCCAGGTGTCTATTGACTTTTGAACAAACTCTGGTGGGGTATCAGAATCCCAAAACGTCCATATCACCTTTGGTATTTCTTGCATGGTGAAGCGTTCTTGTTGTCTGACCCATACGATCAAAAGTACAATGACTGACAGCAGCAACACAAGCCACCACATCTCTACTATTACATAGTAAAATTTCCAGTCAGCTTGGGCACTACACACTTTCCGTAGTTTTTCGAGATGGTGTCCAGAGTGTTGTTATAGTGCTCGCGAAGCTCTGTCAGTGAGCAGTGCAACGCATGCACGTCTTTCGTACGTACAAAGTCCTGGAATAGATCGACCAAGACCGTTCGAATCATCTCAATGACTTGGCGGATATCCGTCTTGCGATGGCGCGCCTTTTCACGCTGCTGGATCCTTTGTTTGAACACGTCTTCGGAGATGTCTCCAATCATCAACTTGATACGCAAGTCACGGTTGTCTTGGTGTATGTTCACTTCGTAGCGTGGAAGCATCCACTGGAGATGGCCCCATATCATGTGTGCGTTTGTAATGAAACGGTGCCTATAGTCATCATTACTTATGAGTGCCATAACAGTACGCACGTTCGGAAACCCACCACACGGAACGTCACCTGCCGCGCGGGGCATACCCCCGTGATTGCGCATGTACTCATAGTAATGTGGGTTGTGGATGACGTGAGTCTCGATACGACCCGTGCGCCAACTGAACGCCGTGTGACACTGGGTACACCACATTTGATCACACCCGTCAATTTTGAAGATGGTCGCGGCACACTTGGGGCAGTTGCGCGAATCCTTGGCGAGGAGCTTGGCGGTTGCCACGTTGTTAGGATCGCACGTGTGTTCCGCGTCCTTTTCCTTCCCCTTGACTTCGTGACAGTCCGGACACGCCCAGTTGTCACACAGACCGCACTTCCATACCGTACTTAGGAAGCCCTTACAGTCCGAGACGGGACACGCGCGCACAAACTGACGGCGCTCAGAGTCAAGTGAGCCACCGGCGAGAACTTCCATCAAGCGCCTCTCGTGCCACTCGAGATG